TCATTATCACAAGACATGGAAAAATTAAACTTAATAAGCTTATATGAAGCATTTTACGAAGGTTTAAAGTTTGCAAATAAAGATATCACTTTAGACCAAGCTTATGAATTGATAGACCTATATTATGAAGAAGGTGGCGAAGTAGAAACTTTCTTTATGATGATACTTGAAGAATATGCTAACTCTATGGGTTTAGGAATGAAGTTCAAGGAGATTATAAAACAACAACAGAATTAATAACGGAACAAGAGTTTATTAACACTCTTTTTACAGAAGCTATTGGGTTTTATAACATGCCGATAGCTTCTTTTTTTATTTGTGAAGTTATTGAAGTTGTAAAGCTTCTTGAAAAGATGAAAGATAGGTTGAAGTTTGAACATGAATTACAATACATAGCTATATGTAATGCTATAGGTAAAAACTTTAGTAAAAATTATAAATACTTTGACGTATTTGAGAAAAAAGAAAGCAAGAAAAAAGAAGTGTCAGAAGAAGAAAAAGAAGAATTAAAATCTTACTTTAGTAATTGGTAAGGAGGTGCAATTAATGAGTACAACTAAAGAATTGAAGATTAAAATTAGTGCCGAAACTAAGGCTTTAAGGGATATGGAAAAGGAAGCTATTGCATTGTCTAAAAAGATAAATGAACTTAATAAAGCAATAGCTAATGGTGACGGAGATACAGAGCAGTTAAAGAATGAACTTAAACAAACTAAACAAGCTATGGCAGATTTAAAAGTTCAAACAAGTCAAACCAAAAGTAATTTAAAAGATTATAGTGAAACTACTAAAGAAGCTAGTGAAAATACTAAAAAAATGAAGGAGTTTACTACTAAAGTAGGCGAAGGGCTTCAAGATGTTGGTAAGAAAATGACTGCTATTGGTGTAGGCATTACTGCTAGTATAGGGGCAATAACTATGAAAGGTGCAGAATGGTCGGCACAGGTAGAAGGTCAAAAGTTCTTATATAATAACTTAGATAAAGCCGTACAAAAATCCATAGATAGCAATTCTAAAAATGCACAAGCTATTGGGCTTACTGCTCAACAATATAAAAACGGTGCTACTGATATATCTACATATTATAAAAACATGGGATTAACGGCAGAAGCTACGGCAGATTTAAGTGGTAAAACTATGGACTTAGTTGCAGACTTAGGTGCAGTAAAAGACGTTCCTTTTGATGAAGCTTTGGCAGACTTTAAAAGCGCTTTAATGGGTAACTATGAAGCCGTAGATAAATATGGACTTTCTTTAAGTGCTTCAACTTTAGAAAGTAGTGAATTTGTAAAGGCTCTAGGGAAAAAGTGGAACCAACTATCAGACAATGAAAAAATGATGGCTACTTATAATGAAATGGTTAGACAAGGTGCTTCGGCACAAGGTTTAGCAAAGCAGGAAGCCGAAAGTTTTGGAATGAAGTTTAAATTATTAAAGCAACAAATATCTGAAACAGTAGGAGAAATAGGAACTAATTTATTGCCTGTATTAGAGCCTTTAATCCAAGATATTTCAAAAGCCGTAGGTAAAGTTAGTGAATGGGTTAAAGAAAATCCTGAACTTACAAGGACTTTATTAGAAATTGCAGGGGCAATAGGTATATTTTTATCTGTTGCAGGTCCAATAGTTTCGCTTGTAGGAGGAATGGCACTAGCTATGACTGCATTTAATGTTGCTTCACTTCCTGTAACAGGAACTATTGCTTTAGTTGTAGGTGCAATAACTGCTTTAATATTGATAGGTGTAGCACTTATAGCTAATTGGGAAGATGTGAAAAAAGCTTGTAAAAACTTTATTAAAACATTTACAGATAACTTTAATAAACTAAAAAGCGACCTAAGTGGTGTTATGAATAGTATAATACAAAGCTTTAACAATATGAAAAATAGAGCAGGAGAAGCCCTTAGTAACCTTTGGAAAACAGGTAAGGATAATTTTATAAGATTAAAAAACGACTTAACAAGTGCTATTAGTAGTGCTAAGGATAGTGTAGTAAGTAAAGCTAATGAAATGAAAAATAGTGCAGGAAATGCAATCAGTGGCTTTATACAAACAGGTATTAATAATTTTAACAAATTAAAAAGTGATATATCTAATATTATGAGCAATATAAAAAGCACTATTAGTAATGTTTGGAGTAATATTACAGGTATATTTAGCAGAGTGTTAAAGCCTAATATTAAAATGCCTAAAATTAGTATAAGTGGTAAATTTAGCTTAAATCCTCCAAGTGTACCTAAGTTCGGTATAAGTTGGTATTCTAAAGGGGCAATATTTAAAAGACCTACTGTTTTAGGTGGTATGGGTGTAGGAGATAAACACAATGGAATAGGCTCTAATGCAGAAGCTATTTTACCAATAAACCAATTACCTAAGTTATTAGGGCTAGATAAGCTTCAAAATAATAATGGAATTGCACTTAATATAGAAAACTTTAACAACAACACAGATAAAGATATTGAATATTTAGCGAATGAACTAGCTTTCTATTTAAGTAGGAAGAAAATAGGTTTAGGAGGTGCTTTCTAGTGGAATTTACTTTTAATAATGCTAATAGCAGAGATTTTAATATAAAAATAAAAAAATCTAATCACTTATCTATACCTAAAAAGAAGTTTGAATTTATAGAAGTACAAGGGAGAACAGATAATCTTATAATTGATGAAGGTTGCAGGGAAATGCTAGATCTAGAAATAGAAGCTTTTATAGACTGCAGAGATTTAGATAGTAAAACTTATGCTTTAAGGCTTGATAATTGGTTAAATAATACTAAAGGCTATACTGATTTAGTATTTGATGATAACACAACTTTAAAAGCTATATTTGTAGGGCAAATTGATTTTAATGAGATAGTAAAAAACTTTAATGAAATACTTTTACAATTTAAAGCTTATAGGGAGAGTGATTTATAGTGTTAGCTTTATATAATAAAGACTTTAAAACTAGATATGGTACTATAAATTCAGTAATAGAAGCTTTTGTAGAAGAAGAAAGAAACGGACTATTTGAGTTAAGCTTTATAATGCTTAATACAGATAGTCTTTTTCAATACATAAAAGAAGATAATATAGTTGTTGCAAATGCTAACAATACTTTACTTAATCAAAAGTTTAGAATTTATATGACTAGGAAGTTAATGAATAATAGGGTAGAAGTCTTTGCTAGGCATATATCTTTTGACTTAATGTATGACTATGTAGATAATATTTCTTTTGAAAATCAGTCCTGTGAATATGGTTTAAATCAATTATTTAGAAATTCTCAATTTTCAAGTCATTATAAAGGTTATTCTAATATTATAAATGCTCAAAATTATAGTATGAGTATGGTTAATATATTAGAAGCTATTGGAGGGAAAGAAGGGTCATTACTTGATACTTTTGGCACAGGTGCAGAACTTTTAAGAGATAATGAAAATATTCATATACTAAACAAAAGGGGTCACGATAATTCGGTAAGTATTGAGTATAAGAAAAACCTTACAGGATTTGAACTTGAAGAAGATACAACAGAATTAATAACTAGAATATTACCTTATGCAAAATATACACCTAAAGATAGTGAAGGAAATTCGCTAGAAGAAACTACTATTAAGGGTAATTTTGTAGATAGTCCATTATTAGCTAACTATTCACACCCTTTTGTAAAAGCTATTGATTATACAGATAAATTTGAAGAAGGGGAAGAAGTTACAAGTAGTAAACTAGCTTCTTTTGCTCAAAATGAATATAAATTTAATAATGTTGATAAGCCTAAACAAAATTTTAAAATAGAGTTTATGCCTTTATCTAAATGTATAGGTTATGAAGGGTTAGAAGATAATATAAGCCTTTGTGATACTGTAACTATAAAAGATACTAGATACAATATAAATACACAGGCTAAAGTAATTAAGACAACTTTTAATGTTCTTAAAAATAGATTTGAAAGTATGGAACTAGGAGAGCCTAAGACTTCTCTAGGAGATATTATAGGAAATAATGATAGTACTAAAGGAGAAAAAGGGGATAAAGGAGATAAAGGAGATAAGGGAGAGGACGGAAGTATAGGAGATTTCCCTAATAGCTTACCTTCTGTACCTGTTGTTACTGCTAAAGTGTATGGATTTGCAAATATTGAAATTAGTTGGACTTTTGAAAGTAAAGTATATTATCAGTATGAAGTTTATGCTAGTAAAGAAGCGAATTTTACTCCTAATACATTTAATTTAGTGCATAAGGGGCAAACTTCAACTTATATGCACCAAGCTAAACCGAATGAAACTTGGTATTTTAAAGTCTGTGCAATAAATAGTCATAATAATAGAACTAGCTTTGGAAGTTCTTATGTTTCTACTACTAAGGTTGATGATTTATCTAATTATGTAGGCGAAATGGCTATTGATGAAGCCCTTATAGGAACTCTAAGCCTTGATAGAGGTTGGGTTGGTACTTTAAAAGGTAATTATATAGATGCTAGGCAATTAAGTGTAACCAATGGAAATGGAGTAAGAACTTTAGATATTGATAGTAATGGAAATGTGAGTTTAAATGTTAATAGTCTTAGTATTAATAGTAGTAATGTAGCTACTAAATCAGAGGTTACACAAACTGTAAATAATAGTATAAGCAATATTGAAATAGGTGGAAGAAATTTACTTATAAACAGTAATGTCGGAACAAGTACTATTAATTATATGACAAAAGAATATCTTTTGGGAAATGTTAAGCCTATCGAAAATGAAATATATACAATGACAATAAAAGGAAAATTAGGAGAAGGTAGAACACACTTTGGAATATATAACAGTGGAGGAACTGTTCCGATAGGTACACTAAAGTCTATAGGAAACGACCTACACCAATGGACAGG